ACAGTGGGAACGCCGATGACATGCGGTACAGGGCACCGTATCGGAACAGGATCGGCCCGGCTCCGTAGCCCTGCTGCTCACGGTTCTCGATGGTCCGTTGCGCTAGGCCAGCCCAGCCGCCGACCATACCGCCCTCTGAGGTGAAGTTCTTCTGCCAGTACTTGCCGACACGATTGACGGCCTTGTTCAGGTCCGGCTTCTTCAGCCGATCCATGATCTTGTTCACGTACAAGACGGCAGCCGCCTCGTTCCTAAACGTGACCTTGATCTTGACTCCGGCCATTAGCCGATCCTTCGGCGGCGGAAGTTCTCCAGAAGCTCACCGATCTGCTCAGTGGTGAGCGGCACCAGCTCCGGTGGACGCTCGCGGCTGGGGCCACCGAATGATGGTCGCATCAGGTCCGAGGCCCACAGCGCCACGGCGTGCTTGATCGGGCGAGGCATGTTGTTCACGGTGTAGCCAGAGGTGTAGGTCACGGTGTACAACCGATTCGTCCACCACGGTCCATTGGTGTAGTTGATGAACTCCAGAATCCCGTTGCTGCTGAAGCGCACGTCCCCAACGGTTACTGTTCCGGTGTCCCCGCTTTCGTCCACCCAGGTAATGCTGGTGAGCGCCGTGACCGGCCACTCGTCCACCATCAGCTCATTTCTACCGGAACCCCATACCTTCTCGACGCGAGAGGCACTCAGGAACTTGCGGTCGCAGAACAGTTCGACCTGCTCACTGGCGGTCTCGATGAACTCGGTCAACGCCTCAAGGTTGGGCATCGCCTTCTCGTTGACCCCGAGAGGGAGTCGCTTGAAGTATTCAACGTCGATTAGGGCCATTAGCGATCCACCGTCCGCCGTCCGTCACCGGACGTATTGGGCCTGCGACGACGCCGGAGCCGGGTCGAGCGCAAGGCGCCGAAGATGATCCTGGTCTTCGCCTTCAGGCTGAACTGACGGCGACGGAGAGCGCGGCTCAGGCGTCCGCGACGGAACTCAGAGAACGACTTCACCAGCCTCGGCCGGGCTCGTGTCTTCACCCTCGACGACCGGATGTTGCGCTTCTTGTTCGTCACCGCGCTGCGCATTCGAGATCGCCTTAGCCTGACTCGTGCCATCCACTACCTTCTTCTGGAAGTCATCCCAGGTGAAGTCCTTCACCCGTTCGAGGCCATTCTTTGCGTAAGCGGCCAACTGCTTGGGGTTGCGCTTCAGCCGCAGGACTTCCTTGACGATGGACTCGGGATCGACGTTGGCGTACTTCGTACCGCTCTTGTGGAACTCCCAATCCTTGATCGAGATACCCGCCCCGCAACCAGCGGCAACCTCCCAGCCAGCCGCGTAGCGGGTGACCAGAGGCGGCGTGCCGCACGCCATCGACTCTGCGATCGGGAGCCCGAAGCCCTCGACCTGCGACGGCAGCACGAACAGGTCGGAGGCTGAGTACAGGTCCGGCAAAGAGGGCAGGCTCGGATCGTTGCTCACCTCTGGGATCGCCGAGAGGTGGCGGTGCATCGTCGGGTTGAAGACGACCTCCTCGTACACACCGAAGGCCGCAGCCATCTCGGCGAGATTCCAGCCTTCCAGCCAGTGATCGTCGAAGGGGACCGTGTGTGCGTAGAGCAGGATGTCTTTCTGGTGGTACTTATGCTTCAGGATTGCCAGCGCCTCGAACAGGCGCGGCCACTGCTTGCGACGCACGTTGGTCGCCGTGCAGTTCAGCACGAACTTGTCGGACCAGCCCAGTCGCTCCCGGACGGCATCACGTGCCTGGGGTTCGAGGGGCTGGAACAGTGGATCGACGCCGTGATAAGCAAAGTCCACGGTCTTGCCGAGAGACTGCTGCACCACCTTCTGCCCGTAGCGGGTGCAGGTGATGAAGTCCACCCTGCGGAGAAGCTCTCGCCAGTAGTGGTTCACGATCGGCTCACCCTCGATGGGGACGTAGCCGAACATCGGGATGCGCTGAGGAACGCGTGTCGAGAAGGTGGTCAGCGAGCCGGGGTCGCCCGTCAGATAGATACGATCAGGCTTGAAGTCCTCGATCGCCCCCTCGATGCTGTTGAGCCCGAGGATGTCTGTCTCTGGCGGGTAGTAGGTCTTGATCGGGAGAGTCGGGTCGAAGCTAGGCTCGTGAACGTGCGCTGTTACGCTTGCGACTTGCCACTCGGCGGCGAGAAACGCTTCCGCTGCCTTTCGCTGAACTCGTCCGAACCCCGTCTTGATCATTGGGCTGTCGCCCAGCATCAGCACCTTCACTGGCGTCTGTCTCCTCGGCGTCTCGCGCCTGCTCGCGGGTGATGTAACCCAGCGGTTCGTCGATGGTCAATCCATCGTGCCCGATCGTGAATCCAAGAATCCACAATCGCTGTGCCCAGTATGGGCGATCGGCGGGAACTTCGACCGCGCCGTTCTTGACGACGACTTCTCCATCGTAGAAGTATTCGGTCCAGTCGTGGTCGAAGGCCGCATGCTTCATGCGGATGGTGTGCATGTGTCTCCTCTCAGGAGTCCTGAAGTGGGGGAGTCGGACTACTTGTTACGGCCCGACTCCCCCATCCACGATTAGATCGTGAAGTTCTTCAGATGAACCGGACGACCCTCCAGAGCAAAGCCCATGTAAGCCTTGATGAAGTACTCGCTGGCGTCCTTGGTCTTCGCCATCTGCTCGAAGGTCAGGTCCTGGTGAACCAGGAGCTTCGCATCGGCGCGACGAATCAGAAGGATGTCAGTGCTGGTCTCCCAGCCGAGATCGGTCACGATCGGAAGCCCGTCGTAGGTGAGGACCCGGAAGCCCGCAGCCACTTCGGTCGTATCGTTGAACCGCTGCACGGCGGTCAGCAGGGAGTTGATCTTCCGGCGAACCGCGCGGGAAGTGACCATCAGGTCCACGTCGCCACGCGCCAGGTCGATGGCCTCGTCGATCTTCTGAAGCGTCAGAGCCGCCGCAGCGTTATCGAGCACGCCACCACCCGCGTTCATGGACGCGTCGGTGTCGATCTGATGGATGATGCCTTCGAGCGCATTCGAGGCGCCGGTCGCAGTGGCGAGGTCCGTCGAAAGCTTGCGAACAAGCTCACGAGCGTGAATCTCGATGTCCATTGCGAGCACGTCGAACTCGGTGCGAGCGGCGGCGATTTCCGGCCCAGTCACCTCACCATGGGTGTAGATGTACTTGACCGTCTTGCTCACCTTGGTGAAACCCTGATCGGTCACACCAGGGATCGCGGCCCCGTCAGTGCTCCAGCTCGCAGTCGGAACAGAAGTCCGCTTGCGAATGAAGTACACCGGGGTTGCCCATGGAACACGCGTCACTGCGTTGTAGAGCACCGGCTCCGTTGCAACGTAGTCACGAATCGCCTGGTCGATAACCTCGGGAATGAGGTACGCACCAGTCGTCATGTTCAGGGCGCGAAGAATGGAATACTGCTCCATCTGTCTCCGAATCCCCTTTGCTTACTGGTTTGCGGCCTTAGCGGCCTGGAGCCCGAGAAGAAGGCGCTCGTGAGGAGTCATCTTGCTGAGTTCGTCCTTGACGTTCGTCTCAGTTCGCTCAATCACTTGCGGCTGATTTCCTGCGGGCTCGGCTTCGAGCTGCCTGATCCGGTCATTCGCCTGGGCGAGTTCCGTTCGCAGAGACTCGAAAGCGGTACGCAGCACCGCCACCTCATCGTTACCTGCAACGGGTGACTCGGATGGGACAGACCGAGCAGCATCATTCGTGTCCGACCGCGCCACTGCGACGGTGGCCGGAACTGGAGTCGCCATGAGTGTGCTCACGGCGGAAGCCAGAGCAGTAATGGCATCGGCAACCGGCTGGAGCGCCGTCGCCTCAATGGTGTGAACCTCGGGAGTAGCCGTCTCCTCCTCAGCCGTAGCCTCAGTGGTCGTCTCCTCCGGGGTCTCCTGAGTAGCCTCCGCAGTCACCTCGGCAACCGCCTCAGCGGTAACCTCCGTGGTGGCCTCAGCGGTGGCCTCCTCCGCGCCCTCCACAGCGGGCGTCTCAGGAGCAAGGACTGCTTCGTCCATGTTCTCTCCTTCTAGCGCCCTATCAACGGCGCGCATAAGCACCGTCCCTAGTGAGGGCGTCCATGACGGTTGACTCGTGTTAGCGATGTGGTCGAGGATCACGCTCGTGAATGTACGAACGATTCGACCGGACTCCTTGGCATACTCATCCCTGAAGTCCTGGACATTGCCACCGACGCTCATGCCGTAACGCTTGCCGCGCTCGATCTGCTTGTGCAGGAAGCGGGCAGCAGGGTTCTCGGTGTCGAGCCGAACTCGAACTCGCAGGTGATGGTCATCCGTCACAGTCGCAGCGACCAACTCTCCGAAGTCGGCCATGACCGGCTGATCACCAGTCACACCCTGTCCGTGAGTATCGCGGTACGGGATGGGATCACCCATCTGCGCGCGAGTCTGAATCTGCTCGGCGAACCCACTCACCACGTCCGGGTGAATACGGGTGCCGAACGTGTCAATCTCCGGGCCTGACGCTTCTCCTTCGAGGAACAGCTCATCGTTCTCAGAGATGGCCCGAGTGATGGGGATTGTGTACTTGAAGGGGGCTCTAACGTTGCCGGGCATCAGGTTCTCTCCGGCGGTCCTCCGCCTTCTGCTCATCGTTGGGATCGTCTTCGTCGTCGGTTTCTTCCTGTGCCTCGACTGCCTTGGCGGCGAGGTCCATGCCCTGCTGGAATGCTTCCTCCAGCTTCTCCACCGGGATCATTCCCGTTGAGGTCTGCACGGTGTACAGTTCGCCACCAGCGATGTCGCCAAGACCCAGGCGCCCACGAATCTCATTACGGTTCATGAGACCGTTCTGAAGGGCTTGGGTGAACAATGCGAGCTGCTCAAGCTGGCCCCGCTTGGAGGAGTCGTTCTCCTCAAACAGGATGTCGTCCCAGCCGAACATGCCCAAGATGAGCTTGTTGTTGATCTCCTCCTCGACGAGAAGCTGGCGAGCAGCAATCGCATCTCGGAAGATGAGGTCTGCCTCCTTCGAGGAGGATCGGTTGGAGTTCTCTGTAATCCCGAGGAGGGACTCGTTCACGTCCAGGACCGCCAGAATCTCCTGGCGGTGAACCTTGCGACCCTCGACGAACTGCATGTCGCTGTGCTTGGCGACCGAAGCCTTGATGTCGATGTCGCCTTCCAAGACGATCGGGCGATGCGCGCGCTCGGC